ATATTATTCTGTATTGTTTCGTCTCTAAAAATACCACCATTAGTATAAATACCTAACTGAGAATACTTAGTTTCAAACAAGTCTATTATATACTTCAATATAGAATGAGAAGAAGTTATTTTAGTTCTGCCCGGTGTACTTTCTAAAATATACTCGTCGGTTAAAACGTGCAGTTTAGAGTATACCGTTATCTTTGCTACCATGTCTCTAGGGTATTCTATACTACCTATTAGTCCATCGATCAAAGGGTGTTTGCCAGCATTTTCAGTCTGGACTAATTTAGTACCGTGTTCATCTATTAAATAATCATCTGATTCGTCTACTAAAAAATTGGTTATTAACGGTTCATTCGGATTAGACTCTAATATAGTTTCATTTTCCCAGTACTCATAGTATCTTAACTTACTATGATAAATAGATTGCAAACTAAAATCCCACCATGTAGTAGACCCAGAGCTTAAGAACTTACCGGCCATGTTGTCTACTTCTAAAACTAAAGATGTCTGTTCTACTTTACCGGTGAAAGTTGCATCATCTAAATCGGTGGAGATTGCACTGGTACGTTTGATAAAATAATCAGTTATGTCAATCCAAGTATTTTCCCATTCAACTGCGTTACTTACTAATGCTGAAGTCCTGGGCGATATTAAAATTTTATACTTTTTTACTAATGCCATTTTAATTCCTTGTTTCAAATAAACTTATAGTTACAATATTAGTCCCCTCTGTTCCATAAGGGTTTATTGTCCACCCTGGCCGTATATCCACATAACTCATATCATAAGAAAACCCACCAGTTGCATCATCAGGGTCTGGAAAGAACACATAACTACCCCCGTCTAGAACTAAATCTCTTAAGTCGTTTAGTGATGTTGAGCCTCTTACTAAACAAGTTATATCAGACTCATAAATGTTATTCAATCTTACACAACGTCTCACACCCTTATAATTCTCTTCCATCGAACTATTAGGGTCACTTATTTTTTCTGAATAACCAATGACTTTTATACTCATGGCGCCTCCTATTCTAACTTCAACACTCTATTTCCAATATATAACTCACCCAAGTATTTTTCCTGCCCTGATGTTTGTGTAGTTGCTAAATTAACTTTCATTTCAGACATACTGCTTGTAGTCGCCAAATTAACACTGTAATTTTTATTACTATTAGATATTGTTTCTAAAGTCTGATACCCACTAAAGGGAGTTGTATCAGTTGTATCAGTATTCAAATTCAATATTATTTTATCCTTGTAATCTGTACTAGTTAATTCGCTAACACTAGGTGTAAAGTTATGGGTATACTTAGCATAATTATACATAGCGAAATCATCTAAATAAAATGCACCAAACATATACGCAGCGCTGCTCATACTGGAACCTGGTGAACTATTTTTACCTCCTACCATAATAGTGCCCGATGGTAAGTTACTGGAAGCACTGCCTTGCACTACAAGCGCACCATCAATATAAACATTATAGCCGCCGTCTTTTTTTACTAACGCCAGATGGTACCACGTGTTCAAAGAAACAGAACCAGTATAGTATGTGGCAGCAATTACAGTTGAACCATCTACTTTTAAACCAACCCGTATTTTTTGCACCCCCGAACTTACTGGTGCCCAAACTTGAAAAAAATTATTTGAATCAAAATAATATAGATACGATCCTGTTAAATAATTCTGCTGAAAAGGAAATAACAACCTAGTCTCAATAGTAAACTCATCTAAATTTGCTATAGGATTTGTAAATGTCAAACATTGTCCTGCACTATGTGTGGTTGTTGGTACTGTAAAAGATGTTTCTGTATTTATACACCCTTTTATAATCCGCAACTCATCTATATATCCATTGTAGTACGAATCATTACCTGCACTCTTACCTATATAAATATCGTTTGCTGCTATTGTAGCTATTGTCCCAAAGTCTTGATAAGTAGGCCCATGATACCCATAGTATAAAGTGGCACCATCTATATATGCCCTGCATCTTTTGCCATTATCTTCTATAGTTACTCGTAAATGATGCCAAGTATTTAATGATATAATGTTAGAACCATTACCATAATCATTAAAAGTTAAATGTGATCCGCCCGCCCACACGTTTAAAATTGCTTGCGAATCAAAATATACTGATAACGTTTGATAACCAGTAGCACTACATAATATAAAAGCAGCGCCATAGGTAAGGTTTGTTACATAAACAAACGCATCTATAGTTGTGCCATACGTAAATAAACCATTAAACAAACTCCATCCGAAATCTGCATGACTGCTTATTGTAACATATTGGCTACTAGCTCCGTTTAAATAAAGACTATTAGTGCCAAACTTTTTCTGTGTAGCAGATACTGCTGCTCCTGCACCCGCTGTTAACGTCTTAGTATATAAACTGCTGTCCACCAGTGTTTCAAAGTGGCTTAAAAAAATAGTATTAGAACCTAACATCTCTAAACTACCCGCGCCGAATTTCTTTATGCCATTATTGATGCCATTACTTCCTACATTAGTTACAGTTACAGCACTTCTTGTAGATTCTTTTGTCTGTATCGTACCGGTTGCAACATTAGTATTTATGATCTTTAAAGTGTCTGCTGTTGATAAATCACCAGTATATACAATAGATGCTGTTTGAGCCGTTGCCCCCGTAGTATTTAATAACAAATTACCTTTATTATCGTACTCTCTGCCCTTCTCTGCAGCCACCCAATAGTCGGTTGAAGGATAACTTACAGTTGCGGTTGTCAATAAATTTGTGCTACAAAATTCTGGTTTCATTAGCCGTTCACCTCCATACTATATTGTATTCTATTCGAGTTTTTATTAAATACTTTTAATTGTTCATCACCAAAATCAAACACGTTCATTATTGGACGTTGTGATAATGCGTCTACTTTATTGATCAGCGACGCTATTAAATGATTTGATTGAGTTGCTGTGCCGTACGTTGCTTTACCTGACATGATCGCCTGATTCATTGTTCTTGGAATAATCGCTTCACCTTTATGGACTACGGCGGGCATATCTCTGGGCACATATTCTGTACCGACTGCTAAGCCGGTAGGGAGGGGTATCGTCAGCGCCGTAAAAATAAATTTTATCGCCTCAGTGGCTATCATCTTTGCAATCATTTCCATAAACATCTTATAAATACTGAGCATCATGTCTCTAAAAAATTCATCAAAACGTGTAAAACCTTGTAGCCAATTCGCGATAACGGGCGCCCACGCATCTCGCAAATTCTCTGCACCTGACGAAACTATTTGTTTGATTCCATCTATAAAATCTTGCCAGCTTTGTAAGGGATCAGTGAGTAATTGATCGGGTGAAAAAGCTTTGGCAAGTAGATCGGTAGCCCGCCCCATGTGACCCCGTTCCGCCGTGGTCTTCCCTCCTTCTTCGTCTTCGGGCCCCCCCATAAGAAACTCCGGAGGTTTCCCACCAAACGGATCCTTCATCTTTCTTTGTACTAAGAAGTTATCACTAGCAAATTGTACTTGATCAGTAAGAGCCTTTAAGTAACCTTTAAAATCTTCTGCCTGTTCTTTTAACTGTTCTTTTAATACGGCCTTTCTAAGGCTAATTATTTTTTTTAATAAAGATGCTTCCTCTTTTGTAACTATCTTCCCTTTTTTTATTGTTTGCGCCTTTTGAATTTTTTCATACGCTGCCAACTCAGTCGCTGCAGAAACTTGCTCACCATCTTGTAATATCTCATTTTTGCGCTCATTCCAGTCGTTAATTGCTAGCTGGAGATCTGATAAGTTACCCGTCAGCGCACCATCTTGCGCTTTCTTAAGCAACGCTTGTAATTGTGCCCCAAAATCTTCTTCCCCACTTTTCCCCTTCCCTCTTGTGCTAATGATTCTGTTATACACGTCCACATAATCTTGCATATCCTGTAACTCTTTATCACGAGCAGGTTTAAGTGCTTTTGTAGTTTCCTCCTTCTCAAAAACTGGTTGTGCTCCTTGTATTATCTGTTTCTGTAGCTGGTCACGTTTCTCTGCATAGGTGCCCTTTAACTCATGCCTTGTTTCAAAATCTCTCATAACAAGTGGCTGCTGCAGATTCATAAACTTTGCTTGATCCGCAGCATCGCGGGCCTCATTATTGATATCCGTCATCTTTTTATGCAGGAGATAGAGTGCGCCCGCAGCTGTAATTACAATTCCCACCCATGTTGTCCACTGAAACGCCATTGTTGTTGTACCTATAGCCCATATAATGGCTTTTAGAGATCCAAGACTCGTAGTCAGCAACCCTAAACTTCCTGCGTATGATATTAATGCCATACGCTGCGTTAATAACACAGCTGTAAAAGTTTCTACTGCGGTTCCAGCAGCTGCAAGAAGGGGAAGAAATTTTAGACTCACAAATATTACTAACGCTGCTCCTAAATTGTCTAGTGCGATCCCAAACGCAGTAACGATTGTCCCAAATAATGGCGACAAAAATTTAACCACACCGATGAAATTATCTATCCACCCCTTAAATCTTTTCTGAATATCATCAATATGAGTCAGCACGTATTGATTAAAAATAACCATTTTTGATATAAGAACATCAAATAAAGGCGCACCCACAATATTTGTGGTGTACATAAGTATTGATACAAACGTACTCGATACTGCCGCCCACGTCCTTTCTATGTCCTTTGATATTAACGAAAATCCTTTTGTTAGCTCCGTTATTTTTCCCCAAAATGTATGATTCTCTATTGAATCCATTAAAATTTTATGCCACGCAGGCCCCAATTGACTTCTAAAAATTAATGCCAGTGTTGAACCTTGACGTGCATTCCCCTCCAATACCGAGCGTGTTTCTTGTCCAAATTGAATCATTTTATTTGGCATATCCGAAACAAGAACTGCAATAGCATTCGTTAAATTCTTAAATCCTTCTAAATCTTCTTTATTTTTGGTAATCGTTATGCCCCATTTTGCGAGCTCAATGCCTACTAATTGCATCTGTTCAATAGATGCAGCAGACTCACTATTCATTCCGATATATGTTTTCTGTAAATCCTTGGTGTAGTCAAGAGCAACTCTCATTCCCTCCGCCAAAGGTATTTTGGTGGTATCTACCCTGTTTACAAATAATGCAGCCTGGCCATACGCAGCAAGTTTAAATTTATCAAAAATTGACATAAATTTATCAAAAGCGTTAATCGCGTAACTTATGTCATACGCAAAACCTTTCATTACCTGTGTAAGATTTCTAAAATTTAGTATTCCCACAGTTACTGCCCTAGAAGTGCCCACAGATACTCTATTGTTGACCGCGTCTAACCTGGAACTTAATTGGTCCAATGAGCCAACGACACCCTGAAATTCTGCTTTTGCTGCACGAGATACATTTGGCAGTTTGGCCAACGTAGCGGAGAATTGTGACAATGAAGAAATCGCACTATTTAATGCGCTTTGAAATGATCCAGCATTACCATTTATATTAAAATTCAAATCAGGCATTTTTAGACCTCTCTAAGAAAAACTCTTCCCCAAAAGATTCATGGGGTGCAATCACAATTTCTTCTTGAGCCTTTAATAGTTCCTCAATTTTGAGGTCTAACTCGTCAGTTGGGTTACCTCCCATTCCTGCGAGTTTAATTCTGTCTCGGTAATCTATCATTTCGTACAAATGATTGTACTCTAATAATATGAACACTTCATACATACTTAAACTGCTCACATACTCAATAGACCACCCAAATTTGCTGCATAACTTAAAAAATATCTGGCCCCAATCAATTGGCGAACTCTCTATTTCAGAGGTTCGCTTTGATCGTTTTTTGGTAGTGATTCTGTCATCACAGTGGTCACAGTTTCTGCCATCACTTTTAATTGTTCTGGGCCCAAACATTCTCTAAAAATATCTAAACTGTTATCAAATTCAGCTTTAGATTCCAATGCCAATAAATCGTAACAAATTCTAGTTAACCACGTAACTTTATCTTTATTTAATAACTCGAATATATTTTCCAAGGCGATGCCTTCAGATTCATATTGAGCTAATTGTTTTAAAGATAACTTTCCCATTTTCAGATCCTTGGTAAGATCTCCCACTGTGACTGTAAACACTGTTTGATTCTTTATTAATACTTCGCTTAGTTTCATATTATCCTCCTATTTTTGTTATAAGATTAGTTATTTGAGTTATAACTTAATCTTGTTATTATTGAACGTTAATATACTGATGCATGGCATATGTTGTTATAACTCATTTACAGAGTTTTAACCACGTCTCTACGCCGATGAGAATAACCTGCTGAAGTGTCCGTTAAAATTTTCATTGTCACGGACGCTTCAGACCACGCTTTTTCAGTCAACGGGGTAGGTAGGCCTCCCATTTTTACTCTCGGGAAATAATCTTCCACAAACTCGCCATTCGCTTTCTTTTGTGAAAAAAGAAACATCCCAAATTCAATCGGGGTAGGATTCGTTCCATAAGTATACAGATAGTTACCACTGTTAGCGGAGCGTATTGTAAACTCAGCGACATCCCCAATTTCAATCGCACCGGAGGTCAACACGGAAATACCTATACCTGGAATTTGGGCTGCAGACGATGTCAATGAAATCGCCGCAGTCGTAATTAACAACGTATCATTTGCGTACGTTTGGCCATCTACGTCAGTTACTGCATACACGGTAACGGCCGCAGTGGTAGTGGCAACTGCCCGATACGTTCCCGCACGAAGAGTTTTATTTGTAGTAGTCGTACTAATGGCAAGAGTCATGCCAGTGGCCAGTACACCAGTACCTGAAGTGCATGTGACGTTTATGGGCGCTGTAACTGCCCCTGATGCTTCAGCCCCTCCGCTAGTCAGAGTATAGCCCGCTAATTGAAACAAAAACGGTTTGAACTCTTTAAAGTTAACCGTCACGTCTCCGGTCACGTTACCAAATTCAGCGTCCCACTGATTAGGGTTGCTCCCCCCAAATAAATCAACAGATTCACGCTCACGTTTATTCTCAGCGCTCGCGACAACTTTAATAATACCATACGGCAACCCTGTCGTACGACTCATCGCGGTCATTGAATGAATCCCAAAGATAGTTCTCGGTGTATAGATACTCATTTTTTCCTCCTTCTTAAAAAGCTATTGTGACTGCAAATGTTACACCAGCCAACTGGTAACTTAAACCTGCTTGTGATACCGCTAAAGCTGATGCTACATTTGTGATACTGATTTCTGAATATAATTTTGTTGCATATTTATTTATCATAGTCATTAATACTCTAAGATATCGATTCTTCAATAAAGGCATATTTAACGTTGCATCTTCTTGAATAATTGCCACTAACCTGATATGATACGTAACGGCTGTATCATGGCGTATCCCGATTGATATTTCATCAAGAACTTCTTGAAGATACGCTACAGGATACGCTGGAACATCGTCAATATCCCACAGATAATAATTACTCCCTGCTCCAACTAATGGCAAAAGTAATGAATCACCCTTTTCACTATTTATTGCAGTAATTTCTGTCCCAATATTACTCAAAATAGTACTCTTAATAGTATTCATTACGGTTTCAATATCTGTCAACTTAATAACACCTTTCTTATAATATCAGACCATTTCTGAATTCGGTTCCCTACTTCGATGTCTACCGGGGGCCTCGCCGGCACTGAACCATCTCGTCTCCCGTGTTGGTGCACGTAGGCATAATCGATTTTTGTCCCTAACCTTATTGACTTTCTATAAACCTTAAAAATAGCATCAGAATCTGTCTTCAAAGTTAAAGATCGTTGTAGGGCGCCTGATCTAACTAAAATCGGATAGATACTATTATATTTACTCTTCTCAAACTTATACCCGATTTTTAAGTCATCAAACCTTCCCGGACTCTCACTAAAAATCAATTTTTTATTTGTCCTGAAAAAATCGTTCCCGATCGCTTTAAGCACTGGACTTAAGTCATCTGTTCGTTTACTCAACTGTTTGAGTAACTTTGATATGTTACTTTTTTTTTCCCAGGTGCTAATTGAAAACGAAACAAAACGATTTTTATTCAGAGATACAAATGCCTCTTTCCCACCCGCAAACTCAATATCAAGCTCTATATTGTCATCTATGTTCGCTCCATGCTGGGCTACTTCAAACATATCCCACGTACTACCCCCCATCAATTCATTGAGATCTTCATCCAACCCTGCCCACTTTGAATCGTCAAACGCTACCACAAAGCTTCATCCCGACTACTTGAAAAGATCACGCCGGTACTCGTTGCCAAGAAACTTCTAGAAGAAACGTGACTAGTCGATCCTGCTGAATTCATCAGCAAAATTTCACCTCCTTGAAGTTTTTTCAGTGTGTCATAAAACTCTTTATGACTAACAGTTCTAGGCTGTAACACTTGGCCATTTGTTGCACTAATCGTATTTTTGCCCAGAACAAAATTTACGTTAGCAACTACATACTGGTCACTTAATCCTTTCAGAAACTTTAAGTCGTCTGTGTCCACAATAGGGAGTGTATACATACTCCCAATAGCTCCATAAACAATAGCAGTTGCTTCATCAATCCACGCCCCTACTGAAGCTAACGTGGGCTTAGTGCCTGTACTAAAAGTAATGTTACTATAGTACGCCTCAATTGATCCTGCTGTAGTTAGAGCTGTGTATGCCATTAGATGTTCTCTCTATTAGCTACTAAATTTGCCAACGCTGTTACCAATACTCCAGTTGTTCCGTGAGCCGAAGACGCTACTTTAATGTACGTCCAATTAGCGTTAGTACTACTTACATTATACGCTGCTAAGTCTCCTGCGGTCGTAGTTGCGTTAATAACCACATAGGTGCCTGTGCTTGTTGCGGCTACAGTACCTGAAATGGTTATAGTGACTGCACCGGTCGCCCCAGAAGGAGTAACCGTCACGTTCCACCCATCAACTTTACTCACATTAAGAGTGGCCGTAGTAGGGTCTCCAACTGCATTCAACAAAGTATGCTGACTATTGAATCTTGCCATTTTTTACCTCCTTATATACCCATATAGATTCTTCTTAGTATCTTTTGCGTACAAAAGATACGCCGGAACATTAACCTGAATACCTTTTCCGTAAAGAAAAGGAATCCAAAAGTCAACATTTGGCCTTTGAAATTCATACTCAGCTTGATCAAAAGACATCCAAAGTTCAACGCCTATAAGATTGATCACATCAATTTTTTTCTGCCCCAACGCTTCTTGTACCGCAGCGTACGCCAACGCATAAGATACCGAATTATTGACGAAAGTTCCTGGGATCAACTTTAACGCCTCTGCAATTGGATATGGCGTACAATCCCTGATTTTAACCCCATCTAAGATTACTGGTTCAGCGAATGCACTAATTAAATCCATCTCTGGATGATCCTTAACGAAGTTGCAGAAATCTGCGGCTGCAAACCCTTCTTTTTGAGCTTCTTCATACATCGCTTTTAATCCATCCATAATGAACAACTTGTTCGGCCAGTTGCCATAACACCAAGAATGATTAATGCACCAAACTTCACCATAAGGAACTGTAACGTCAGCTGAAGGCGCCATGCCTGCTATAGTTACAACTCTTAAATTTGATCCATCTTTTTGTGGCTGAACCTTATTCAGTTTTTTCATCTTTGCGGAATTAGTAAATTCTTCACTCATTTTATTTCCTCCAATACTTTCATAGATAGTAACTCTTTAGCCACAGTTAAGTCCAAAAATATGTCCCCTTTATTATACTCTTTCCCGTTGTGAAGAAGTCTGCCTGTTACGACATACGTTGGCTCCACAACGGGTTTAGAGTTCAGAATTATTTCTGGTGTAACTGTTTTTATTGCATATTGTGTTTTTGCCATTTACGCTATCGCCGCCTTAATTAAATAACACGCGTTAGCTGCTAAAATGACATCATCATACTCTTCGTCCATACGCACAAAAGACACATACTTCGGATCTATTTCTTCATAAGTATCGATGACCGGAGCATCCATCTCAAAAGTGTACCCCATACTATACTCATACCGATTAGCCGTGGGGCTAGGATTGATGTACGCTAGAGTAATGTCTTTCCCCCAAACTGTAGTTAACGACGCAGTTTTACCCTTCGCTGCGGTGTTGTACTTCACTCTTCCAACCACGATTCTATCAACATTAAGAGCATACGCGACTTCAACTTGCGTTAAAGGACGAATGGCTACTGTCCCATCGGGGGCGATACCGTTCGTTTTCTTTAACTCAGGATGCCACCGAAGCGCTTCAAACGTCGCACGATTCATAATGGCGACGTTGGCTTCATAACCAACAGCATCATAAATTGCAGTGCGACCCGTCTTAATTACTTCAATCGGCGAACTATTCGTGTAATCATTAAACTGACTTGATCCCGACAGAGTGGTGTACTGTGTGATTACGCTTGAACTCTGAAGAACAGAAGCAAGAGCATAATCTTTGGCCACCAGAACAGCAGTTTTTAACAACTGAGTGTACTCTAACTGGGCGGCCCTCATACCTGCTCGCCAATCAGTCTTATTATACGCTTTGCCGTCTTCTTTCGTCACAGGAATCTTCAACCCATGGCGTTCAGTGCGGTACGCATTCGCTTTAGTGATTGTTACATCAATCTCAGGCGTTCCTGCTCTATCAACCATTAAACCCGTATGAATCCGAAGAAAATCAGATCCCATCGTTTTGATGTCACCGGTATCAGAGCCAACCGGAATAACTGGCATCACTTGGGGGCGTACAAAATCCTGATCCATAGGCATGTACCCTTGATAGATTTGCGTTAAAACTGGATCATTCAAAATCGATATATTATTTCCAGGCATTGTTCATTCTCCTTTCTTATTATGATTAAGTGGTATACACGATCGGGAAATTAGTATTAGCTAATTTCACCGGAACTAACGTGCCACTAGAACTATAAACATCTAACGTATACGCATAAATTTGCTTCCCGGCAGTAGCAACGATTGCATACCCACCGCCGTCACAAGTTAACGGTGTATTTCGTTCGACAGTCGCAGTACCCGTAGTAGCAACATGAACATACGTGTTATACCCGGTGACGCCTGCAACTTCCAGAGGCTCACTAGAGATACCCGCCGTAGGGGCGTTCTGCACAACATAAACCGGAACAGAAGTATTAATACTGTTGTCCGCGGTAGTCGTTTTTATCATCGCACCTGCAGTACTCAATTTGACAAACTGATACTGAAACAACCCGGTTGCTCCCGACAGATAAACTTCAGTTGGAGAAACGTTTCGAATAGCCATTATTGATCCCTTCCTTTCTTATTAAAGTACGCTTTCGCGGCCGCTACATAATCAAGATTCTTCTCTTTCATGAGATCCTTGATCAGTTGGTCCTCTTTCTCATGATCCGTAGAATTTTCATCGTCACCTTTAGTGTCGGTCTTTGGCGTGAGTTTTACGATATTCGGCATAGCGGCGACCATCACTTTAGCCTTTTCGATACCCACTGCTTTAAACGCTTCTCTATAGACTGCATCGTTTAACACTTGGGAAGACTTCCCTTCGTCAATCATAGAAGTTAACAAATCTTCTAACTCTTTTTCAGCCTGTGCTTTAATAGAGGCTTGTAACTTAGCTTCTAATTCAGCTACTGTGTCTTGGCTGACTTTTAACTCAGATTGAACTTTCACCAAAGAAGAGGTCACGCTATTGACGTCGATCCCAAAACTCTCTTTTAACGCATTCACCATTTCATCCTTAGTCATCACTTTGTCTCCTTTCGAATCTACTGGTAGTGTTGTCATTTTTTTCTCACCGCCTTTCTTTTTATTTTTTATCACATTAAATAAAATGTGATCCCGTGTATTTGAAGCTGCATACTTATAAACTTCATTGTAAGCTGTGCTACTAAATTGAATAATATTATTTTCATCTTTTTGGCTAATAACTTCATCGACCAATCCCATATCTTTACTCTGATTAGCGTTCAAAAAAACGTCCTTCTTCATTATCTCTGTCAAGAAACTGATGCTTTGCTTCGTATTAGCCGCTAATATTCCAATCAATTTATCATTGACTTGTTTCGCATCGACCAGCTCTTCTTCAACTTGCGAAACTTTTCCATACACAAAAGTAGACACTTCATGGATCATCGTTCTTGAATTTTCTCCAATATAGCGTTTGCCTGTTCCCGCAGATAACAATACTGCTCCGCAGCTATCTGCCTCACCGAGGCATACTGTGTTCACTTTAGCTTTTATATTATTAATAGTATCAAGGATAGCAAAAAGACTATACACTTCCCCGCCGTAACTATTGATGACAATATTAATATCATCATTAGATGCTTCATTTAATTTTAACATATCTTCAATCAATGTTTTTGACGTCTCCTGGTCAAAAAAATTAAAATAAAACAAAGTGCGTTCCGAATCCATATCATTTAAAAAATTAGTCATCTATTGTCTCCTTTGCTGAAATGTTAGTAACTTGACTTTTAAAGGCACGCATAATTTGACTGTACATCAAAAAATTCCCATCATTTTCGTAGAATGAAGTAATCACATCTTTATTCTCAAGATCAAACCTAAATTCTCCTCTTTGACCTCTCTTACCAACCACACATTTATTATTCTTCAACTTTAGATAACATGCTAAATTAATATCGTTTGTTATAAATTGCATTTTTACTTTCCTTTCGACGGTGGCGTCACATCTGGCTCTTTTTGTGGTTCAGCTTGATCCGGCGGTGTCTGATTAGGATCGGCCGGTAATCCTGACGGATCTGCTGGTGCCGCATCTATTCTGGCTGTTGTTGGGTCTGCCTCGGGCAAGCCCAAGTTCTCTCTTGTCTTCGCCTCTAACCTATCATCTGCTCGAATTACATTCGCTGTCACATAACCACGAATAATTTCCATCGCAATTCGTGCATCATCTTTACCTATCCCCTTAACCTTTAAAGATAGCACCTCTTTAGGCCTCCCAAAGTTTAATTCATACATTGGAGCCACCACTTTAGTATCTAACACACTTGCAACGTATTCGGCTACATAAATTAAACTGTTAAAAAACAGTTGCATCTGGCCTTCATTCTGTGCGTTGCCTCCTGCTCTCATCGTTCCTATATTTAAAAATGAGGCTAACACACTGTCTAATATCGCCATATCTTCGCGCTTAATGGCGGTATCAACCGATGAAGCGTCATATTCGCCTTTTGTTACTTCAAATCCGCCACCCTTCAACGCTTCATCTAAAATTAAAAATTGTTTCTCATGTGCGGCGTATCCTTCGCCAATGGCTTCTACTTTCGCTATTTCTTTTTCATCATTGATCATCGATTTAGGCAAGTAAAAAATCGGCACCCCTACCGACATCTTTTCAATACCAATCATGTCTAACTTTAAGTATAAATCTTTTCTTAACCAGTTGCCATAAATAGGGCGAAGCAATGAAATTCCTTCAAAATCATCACCCTCTTGCATGTTGGTTAAAACAATTACTTCAGAACCATCCACCCATATATCGACAGGATTAGTCCCAGTAGTGACTTGTCTAAATCGGTTAACCACTCCATCCTTAATATCCCATTCTCTTACAGTGCCTTGCTTGACTTTTCCTAAATTACGCAAGGTTATAACTCTACCAAACTCTGGGTCGTTAATAATTTTTGCGTAAGGCTCAAAAATTGCAAACCCAAACGTTAAGTATGATAATAATTCATAAAGAATTTGGGGCCACTTACGATCCGGCCATTCTTTAATCATCTTATTCTTTATTGTCGCCTGCTTTATTTGATCTTCGTCATCCTCGTCTTCAGGTGTATAATAGAAACTTGCTCCTAAAATAGGCGAGTGTAAGACTCTCAGCATACGCGAAATCTGATAATCAGAGCGTCTCATTTTATCATACACGGGGTATGAGTTATATGGAAACTGCAACGCCCCTAAATATTCCTCATAAATGCGCCCTGAGCGAATATCTGTACCTGATTTACTTTCACGTTTTCTATAATTCATCAATACCTCACATGTTTAGACCTACTAAAACAATCTTTAAACTTCACAAACAAAATCCCACCTGATCTCTTATCTGATGGCAACCCCGATTGGTGCCTCATAAAATTTGCTATCACCGCTGATTCCCATTTATCCGGTGAACACCCCAACCTTTTTTTAAGTTCTTTCTTACTCTCTATCTTTATTTGCTTCTCTTCAACAAAATACTTTATCTGCAACGCCTGCTTCTGAAACTCATAATCATGTTTACACTCAATCGTTTGTTCTCTAATATCCTCCCTCATCATCCAGTGTGCCTGAGCTCGCATATTAGTAAACACAAAATGCTGCATATTTGACGTAGGGCTCTCAGATGACTTAAACGTCGTTACGTATATGCCCCTTCTCTCACAATCATCAATCACACCCGCGCCTAACCCAATGCCGTCCACCCCTATGTTATGCCCCTTCAGCCCAAACTCTTTTATTCTTAAACTAACTAACTCACCTGTCTCAAAGGATTTTAATTGATCAAATTCTTCAAACTTAATTATCCCTCTATCGTCCATATAACAAAACACAGTTTTGTCGTTACCCTCCCGCGCCACATCGATTCCTATATACTTCGGCCTGCGATATTCCTCAATAGTGTCTTTAAAGCACAATGTCAACCACTCAAATAACACCATCTGATTCGGGTCCGACGCGTAGTTCCAATCTCCCTTTACATACCGTGCATATTCAGCTTCTGGCAAATCCTCTAATGACGCTAAATATTCGGGCGTGTTATAAGGATTGTCATAAGGGAGCGCCTGCTCAAAATAATATGGCTCCTTCAGCTCACCTCGAGACCATGGGTCATAAAATTTCTGTTTTACCCAATTTTTGTCCGGATTACACGTCGCTAAAATAAGAGGCGGTATCCCGTACTCAAAATTCTTCCATCTACCCACCCTCGTCAAAAGCACGCTGAACGCACTCTCTTCCATCTCGTTCGCTTCTTCTAATAGCGCACACGTTATCTCTAGGCCCCGTAACTTATTCAAATTAGGATCTTTGGCAATATCAGCCTCAACAAACTGTATCTGACTGCCATTTTTATAATTTGCCGCCCACTCAGTCTTATTCATTCTGGCGCGGCGCTTATCACCGTTTAATTCTAAAATCTTTTCAAAAGACGGTATTGTGTTCCGTCTGAGTGTCGTCAATGATTTTCTAATGATGGCCGGGCGGACTCCAGGGTACT